CATACCGATCAACTTGTGGTACTTGCTCGGGATCTGCTCGATCAGATCCCATTCACCGTCGACACGCGGCAGCAGGTTGGACAGGTAAGGCTCCGGGCTGCGCTGGGCGTTGTATTCGCCGTAAGCCCAGTCGATCACTGCATCCGCGACAAAGGTCTGCACGTCGCGCCGCTTGAAGCGTTCCGGCATCTCCTGACCCTGCTCGATCGCGAAGTCCGCCAGCACCAGGCCGTCTTCGAACTGCTCGGTGTCGAACAGCCACACCATCACCTGCACCAGGACGGGGTTCGGCATGACAAGGCCCGAATCCATGTAGCGCTGAATGAAGTCCTGGTACTTGGGCAGCAGTTCTTCACGCTTGAGTGTTTGGCGTCCGGCCAGTCCCTTGATCGCGCTCAGGCGCTCCAGGTCTTGAGCCATTGCCGCTTCCTGCAGCTGCAGGTGCTTTTTGGCATTAGCCGGACTGCTCAGGGCTTCCGCCGGCGAATACGCTAGCGGTGCCGCTGCAGCAGCGATCAGTGCAGCGCTTCCAAGGGCCAAAGTGCGGCGCTTGTGGGCAAGGGCCAGGCTCACTTCACCAGCTCCACGTTTTCGGTCAGCGCGATCTTTTCCAGTTGCTCGATCACGTAGCCTTCGTTGCGGCTGTTGTAATCCTCGACGCGGGAGCGTTTCGGGTTGTCCACGGTTTGCTTGCGCCAGCTGGAGTCCTGGAAGTAGATCGACAGGTTGTCCCAGCTAGTGACCAGCACGCCGTTGACCGGGAAAAACGGCACACTGAAGCTCGGCAGACCGCCGTAGGTGGCGATTACCTGGGCGTCCTCGATGCGCTCTTTCTCGGTCGGCATCTCGCCCTGTTTGGCGTACAACTTGGCTTTGTCAGCGGCCAGCAGATCGGAACCGATGATCGCCACCAGATCGCCGGCGTCGCGCAGACGCTCGTCCACCATCTGCTTGGTGTCATGCACCAGGGCATCGAGGTTGGCATAGTCACCGTTCGGGCCGAGGGTGACTTTGCCCGCGACTTTGCCTTCTTCGAGCACCTGCTGCGGGGCCTGCTCGCGCAGTTGTTGCAGCCAGCCTTTGTTGACGTCCTGCAACATCGGATACTGCTCGATGTCGCTCTGATCGGCCGCATGCGTGCCGTGGAAGCCGACCATGATGCGGTCTAGGGCGATCTGTTTTTGAACCGCTGCGGAGTACTTCTGGTGGAAGTCCGGGAACTTGGCCCAGGCATCGATTTTCGCGTACGGCAGGCCCACGTCGGATTCGGTGGAAGACAGCTCATACGTGGACTGATCCAGCGCCGACGCATCTTTGGCTTCGCGGTCTTTCGTCTTCGTATTGGTGCGGCCGGTAACTGGGCCGGACACGCCGAGGAACACCTTTTGCCCTTTGATCTCGGTCACCGGAATGACGTTGATCCGCTGCAGGAAGTCCGACTTGGCCGTGATGGCCTCGTTCAGCTCCTGAGCAATCGTAGGATCGACGCTGAATTGCTTGGTGGCCAGATTGACACCGTAGCTTTCAGCAATAGCGAGCTGCAGCTCCGCGTACATTTGGGCGCCGAAGGCGCTCAGGGAATAGGCCATGGTCAGAGTACCCGCTTCTTGATGGTGGATACCGGACCCGCATTGCGCGGCAACTGGCGACCATTAGGGGTGTTCTGCAGTGCAGAGAATTGCTTCTGCAGCGCGTCCAGTTTCGCCAGTACGGATTGATTGCCCTTGGCCTTGCGGCGGAACTCGCGCTCTTCCTCGGCGGTGGCGACGATGTCGTCAACGGCCGAGCTGACATCATCGATCAGGTCCTGATCGGGTTCGGGTGCATCTGCGGCGGCAGGCTCAATGACGGCTTGAAGGCCGGCAGCGACAACCAGCAGCTGCGCCACCAGGGCTGTCAAAGCCGTTGCTGTAGCTTCATCCATTGGGGGGTTGCTCTCTGTGTTGGGTGGAGTGGGTTCGGTGGGCAGCACGGCCGTGGCGAATCGCTTGAAAAAAGCGGTCAATGCATTGATCAAACCGCTTTCGCCGGTGTTCGGGCTGTCATCCTGCAGGCGGCCAAGTTCGACCGAAGCGGCGTAATACGAAGCGCGGTTATTCTTGTGGGAGAAATAGAGTTCCTGAGTGCCCACGCTCGCGGGCTGGTCGGTCACGCCCATGCCGGTCAGGTAGGCTTTGCCTTTGCCCCGGAAGTCAGGGGTGATCTCAATGCTGGTGAACAGCTTCTGGCCCTGGTCATTCAGGTACAGCAGACGGTCGTTAGGCTTCAATTGCGCTTCCAGCGCCACTTCGCCCGGTTCCAGATCTTCGGCTTCTTCCACCAGTCGCACGGCGTAAACGGTGCCGTGGGAGCCCGGCCAGCGCTCGTGATCGCACCAGATCACTGCCGTGTAAAAGGACGGCTTGTAGGTTTCAGCGATATCGCGCAGTTCCTGGGGAAGGATCACTCGGCCATCAACGGTCGCGCCGCTGGTGGCGACACGTTTCCAGAACGAAACAAGGGAACGGGGCATGGGGATAACTGCGCTCAATCGGTGGTTTGAGCCGCCAAGATATGGAGCAAAACGCCCCCTAACAAACGGTTCAATTGCGCGTTCCTCCTAGATTCACGATCTAGGTTGATCGCGGAATTTAACCCCGCGTTTTCACTGTTTCCGCCGCATAGACTGCGGCCCATGTACTACTCGACCGAAGTTAAAGAAGCCGCCAAACGCCTGTTTCTGCGCCGCTGCAAGGCCAAGGAAATTCAGGCGCAACTCAACCTGCCCAACATCCGGATCGTTTACTACTGGATCCGCCAGGGCGGGTGGGAAGACATGCTGTCGGACGAAGAGCCGCTGACGGCCGTTGGCCGTCGCATCACCTTACTCCTGGACAAGGTCGGCAGTTTGTCCAAGGACGATCTGAACGAACTGGACCGGCTGACTGCCGTGCGCGAACGGCTGCTGAAGCAAGCGGCCAAACCGGCACCGGTGCCGGCAACGTTCGGTGATGACAAGAGCGAGCCCCATGAACCTCGCAAGCGCTCGCGTGGCGAACGTTCAAGCCGTGGCGAAGGTGGTGGCAAGAAGAAAGAGAAGAAGGCCAAGAACGACATCAGCGGGCTGACCGAAGTCGACTTCCTGGATAAGTTCATCAGCAAGATGTACCGCTACCAGCAGGAGCTGTTTGCCGCCAAGCAAAACCCACTGACTTGCCGGATCCGTAACATTCTCAAAAGCCGGCAGGTCGGCCTGACCTACTACTTCGCCGGCGAAGCGTTCATGGACGCGGTACTGAGTGGCGACAACCAGGTGTTCCTGTCCGCCAGCCGATCGCAGTCCGAGATCTTCCGCAGCTACATCATCCAGTTTGCCAAGCAGTGGTTCGACATCGAACTGACCGGCAACCCGATCACCCTGAGCAATGGTGCCGAACTGCGCTTCCTGTCGACAAATAGCAGCACCGCCCAGGGCTACCACGGTCACGTCTACGTCGACGAATATTTCTGGATCCGCGACTTCGAGAAGCTCAGCACCGTGGCCAGCGCCATGGGCACCCACAAAAAATGGCGAAAGACCTATTTCTCGACGCCCAGCGCGGTGTCGCATCAGGCCTACCCGTTCTGGACCGGCGAAGAGTTCCGCAACAGCAAGCGCGGGAAAAAGGCCGGCGGCACCTGGCCGGTGGAATCGGCATACACCCAGGGCGCGCTGTGTCCGGACGGCCAATGGCGCAAGACCATCACCATTCAGGACGCGATCGACGGCGGCTGCGATCTGTTCGACCTCGAGCAGTTGCAGCTGGAGTACGACGAAGACAAGTTCCAGCAGCTCTTCTACTGCAAATTCATCGATAGCACACAGAGCGTGTTCGGCCTCAAAGACCTGGAGCGCTGCTATTCCGACTTGACGTTGTGGGAGGACTACAAGCCCGACGACGATCGGCCTTTCGGCAACAGCCCGGTCTGGCTCGGCTACGACCCGAGCCGCACCCGCGACGACGCCACCTGCGTGGTCATCGCCCCGCCGCTGGAGTCTGGCGCGAAGTTCCGGATCCTGGAGAGACACAGCTGGCGTGGGCACTCGTTCACCTACCAGGCCGCCCAGGTCAAGAAGCTGACCGAGCGCTTTAACGTCCAGCACATCGGCATCGATGTCACTGGCGTCGGCTATGGCGTGTTCGACCTGGTGCGCGACTTCTACGCGAAAGCCACCCCGATCCACTACAGCCTCGAGGCGAAAAATGCCCTGGTGCTGAAAGCCCAGGACACGATCCAGGGCAGCCGCATCGAGTGGGACGCCAGCTGGACCGAGATTGCCCAGGCATTCCTGACCATCAAGCGCGGCGCCACCAACAGCGGCCAGATCACCTACAGCGCATCCCGTACCGAAGCCACCGGTCACGCCGACATTGCCTGGGCGGTGATGCATGCCCTGTCCAACGAACCTTTGAACACCAACAAGCGGCGTCGTAGCCGCTACGTCACGAGTGGAAACAATGCCCAAACATCGACGCAGAAATCGCCCGGTCAAACAGCAGGCGCAACAGCAGCAGCCCATGCGGGCGTTTACTTTTGGCGAACCCGAACAGGTGCTATCGGGCAACATCGGCGAGTACCTGGGGGTGTTCCTCAGCGACGACGGCGAGATCTACAAGCCGCCGGTGTCCCGTCCCGGCCTGGCCAAACTGTTGCGCGCCAACGCGCACCACGGCGCCATCCCGAAGTTCAAGCGCAACCTGCTGTTGCGTGAGCTGATCCCCTCGGCCGGCTGCAACGCTCGAACCATGGGCTGTGCGGGATTGGATTACATGGTGTTCGGCGAAGCGTTCTTCTATCGCGAGACCAACGCCTTCGGCCAAGTCCTGGAGTTGCAGCACCTGGCAGCGATAAACATGCGGATCAAGGTCGACGGTGGCTTCCGGATGCTGCTGCCCGACAACAAGTTCATGGACTTCGACCAGGACGAGATCGAGCACGTCCTCGACTATGACGTGGAGCAGAACATTTACGGGGTGCCGGACTACTTGGGCGGCATGCAGGCGCTGCTGCTCAACGAAGCCGCCACTTTGTTCCGCCGGCGTTACTACAGCAACGGCGCCCACGCCGGTTACATCTTCTACACCAACGACCCGGACTTGACCGAGGAGGACGAAGACAACCTGCGTGCACAGATCAGCTCCAGCAAGGGCGTGGGCAACTTCCGATCGATGTTCGTCAACATCCCCAACGGCAAAGAGAACGCCATTCAGATCATCCCCGTGGGCGATTTCCAAGCCAAAGACGAGTTGGAGAAGGTGAAGAACATCACCCGCAACGACGTGATCGCCGCTTGGCGAATGAACCCAGCGCTCGCCGGCATCATCCCGGAGAACACCGGCGGGTTTGGCGACATCGAAAAGATTGACCGGGTGTACACCAGCAACGAAATCCGCCCTATCTGTCAGCTGTTCGACCAGGTGAATGACACGCTACGCTCGGACAGGCGGATTAGCTGGAAAATCCCAAAAGAATACGAAAAAACCACTGAATAAATAGACAGTAGCAGGTGATTATCACCTTAGGCGACGGCATAATGATGGCTCTGAAGCCCTGGGGAGGGAACCATGCGAATTTACTGCACTGCCTGCGACTACAAAGGACGTATCAGTTCACGGGAGGAAATTACTCGTGGCTATGTGAAGCTCTACTGCCAGTGCCTGGACGCGAAATGCGGGCACACTTGGGTATCCGAACTTACATTCAAGCATTCCTTGAGACTCCCAGCCCAACACCTAGACACACTCCTTCTAGAGAGAATCAGAAGTTTGCCGGCGGATCAGCAGCAAGAACTGTTCCTGCAGGTCAGCTCCTCGCAACCAGGCTGATCCGAGTCCCCTGTTCGCAACCTCCCCGACGCGACCCAGCCCCCCGCTCTCGTGGCCACAATGCACATCTCTCAACACCTACACCGGAATGCCTGCAGCGCAGGCATATAAGCCGCCTACGCGATCTCATCTGGTACCGACGATTCTGGCGCGGCGGAACCCGCGTAGCGGCCGGTGGCCTGACAATCTCGCCCCAAAAATCTCAGCCACGCCGCCCGATCGTGCCCGCGACCGCTGCTCTCAAATTTTCGGTTGCACCTCGGCGCGCCCGATTACCGCTTTTGACGCCCGCTGGATCCACGGCACTGGGTGCCGGGTACCCAGCACCGGGTGCAGGGCACTGCCCTGCCGCAGGGCGGGCGCGCAGCCCGCGATCCTCATAAAAAGCTGAGCGCAGCGAACTGAGCCCTTGGGCGAAGGCATCATCTTGTACCCAACACACTGGTCCTGTGGACACCTCGGAAGCCTCTTTTTATACCTAAAGGGGGTGCTGAGGGGGGTATAAAATTCCATTTAATTCAAAGGCTTTCTGGTTGCCCCGTTTGCGCGCCGGCGGCGCGGCGAAACCGCGCTGTAAAGAAGACGTACACATGGCTGATTGCCGCCATGGAAATGCACGGCGGAAGGTTGAGTGCTGAGATAGGGTGTTTTCTCGACTGCCAGACGTAGCCTGGCCTCGCAGGGGATGCGATCGCTTCGGGGGGCTAGGTGTCTTTCTTGACCTGGATGCTACGCATCAGGCGCGCCAGGGATTCGTCCACGCCACCAGGCCTACTGTCGGGCGCCTGGGAAGCCCTAACACGACCGGGTGAGTTGACCTGCTCTGGCATCTCACGCTGGCTGCGAGCCACTTTGCGTGCCTCACTACGTTCCCAGTTGGTACGTGACTTCTCGCGCCGTAAGGCTTCCAGGGAAGCCTTCTCCTGACGCGCTAGGCGAAGCCCGCTGATGTCACGCAGCTCCTTTTCACGCTTCTTCAGTGCGGCCTTTTTCGCCCGATGCCAGAGGTACCGCACACCGAGGTCAGCAAAGAACTTTTCAGTGAAGCGCACCAGGACACGAGTTCGCACCAGGTTAAGTCCAGCTTCGTCCTTTTCATCCAATCGAATTTTCTCGACGCGCCGGTATACATAGTCGGCCAGTTCCATGCTGTGCAGCAGGCGATTGAAGGACGCAGCAGAGACGCCGCTATCCTCTGCGACACCGCACTGGGTGTTGAGGAAAAACTGCCCCCGCTCAACGTCGAGCCATCCCATAACGCCCGTGGCCAGATCCAGGCGCAACAGCATCTGCTCTGAAACCTTGGCCAGCGCATCGAATTTCTCTGAGCGTGTACGACGGCCACCGTGGATGGTGTCCAGATCGCGTAGGTACGTGCCGCGCAGATCGCCGATTTGGCTCAGGCGCTTGAACGCCATCCGCAGAAGGGGGTTTTTGAGCTGCTGGCCAGTCAACCGGCGGGGAGCGGAATACCTGGGCGCACGAGCAGGCGCTCGCAGAGCCGCGTGGGGATCTTTCTTGTCGCGATGCACAGCAGTAGGTCGGGCCTTTCTGGGGCCGGCCTTGCGGTCGCTCGTTCGCGATTTGATGTCCTTATCCGGCGGAGTCACAGGCGGGAATTCACCTGTTGCAGGATAGGTTTCTGGTGCTGCTCGAGCAGCACGTCCTCGGCACGCGAGCGAAGCTCACAGCACCGCGCTTCGACTGACCGGAGCCTATCGACAAAGCTTGGTAGCTTGTCGATGTCTTGGAGGTCGATATGACCGTCTGCAAGAATCTCGCTGCCCAAGGCAACTGTATCGCCCAGCCTGGCCACGAGCAGGCCGAACGCACACAGCGGATTACCTTCACCTTCCTGCTCGCGTGCGCCAGTCAGACCGTGACGACTGGCAAGCTCATTGATGCAATCGTCTTTGAATTCGCCGTCAAGAGCTTCTACCCAGGCCTCTTCAAGCCAGCACGGCAAATCTACCTCACCGTTGAGCCAGCGGCCTACACGGCGCAGCCAGGCGCCTGATGCTCTCAGGAACGGCGCGCTGTCGTTGCTCTGGGCCAGTATTTCAAAGTCGGGTACGTCTTTACTGACGGCCTTGGCGGGGATCTGGCGATGAAGATTACAGCTCAGCGCCTGGGCGAAATCGTCTTGGCTCAAACCGGTGCGGGCAATCATCTCAGCGGCATGAGCAACAAGTACTTGATCACGGGAAACGGGCTGCTGTCTGTGTGTGGACGTGGTCACGGCTGTTTACCGAATTTAGGCTGCCCCAACGCTTTCTCGTGGCCGGATTTCAAGCCATCGGGTGACGCCGAGTGTTCCTGACAAGGAAACGGGCGGGTCTCTTGGGCTGCACATGCACCATCGTCACTGATCGTTACGGTGATGTTTCGATGAGTTCTTAGTGCTTTCGCGATCGACGCCGGTTTCACACCGAGCGCACGCGCTACAGGCGCCTGACCCATCCGTTGCACTAAATCACTAAGGGACATCTCTTCCATGTCATACACCTAAGATTGATGAATGACCGAAAGATTAACCGCTAACATATTTAATATCAATGCCTACGGCTAATCTTTTGAGTTAGCCAGCGGCTTATACTTCGACAATGACTAAGAAAAAGCCCATCGCCCCTGCCCTGCTCGCGGAATGCCAAGCAGCCCACGAGCTCTATCTTTCTAAGAAGAACGCTCTCAAGCTGAATCAACGGAAGATTGCCGATGCCGCAGGCATAACACCGGTTTCGGTGAACCATTATTTGAAGGGTATAAATGCGCTCAATGCTCGCTTTGCTTCGGTGCTGGCGAAGCTGCTAAATGAGCCGGTCGAGAGCTTCAGTCCACGCCTTGCTGCCGAAATCGAGGGGATGGCGGCTACAAGTGGTCATTCCAACATTTCCCCAATGCTGCAACCTCACCGAGAGGCCCGGGAATATCCATTGATCTCATGGGTTGCCGCCGGCGAGCAGATCGAATCTTCCGTCTGCTATCCGACCGGAATTGCAGACGATTGGCTGTCGTCTACGGAGAATGCAGGGCCACGTGGTTATTGGCTCAAGGTCAAGGGAAAGTCGATGACATCGGACACACCGCCTAGCTTCCCGGAAGGCACTCCGATATTGATTCGCCCTGAAGGCTTTGACCTCATCAGTGGCAAGTTCTACATCGCCCGCCACACCGTGACCGGCGAAACCACCTTCAAGCAATACAACCTAGATGCTGGGGTAGGCTACTTGGTGCCACTCAATCCAGAGTACAAGGCGGTAGCTCTGGACGGTACTTGGGAAATTATCGGCCGTGCGATCGATGCGAAAATCACCGGTATGTAACGTCGTTGATAGCCCACCGGCGTGCCTTAAAGCATTCCGATCAGCTTCGCAGCTCATCCTCTAGCCTTGCGTGGACACAACTCGCCTGCATCGCCTTGAGCTGATCCAGGCGGGGCAGTGTGCACCACGATATGACCTTGGCCAATTTTGAAGTTCTTCATTACAGCGATGCACACGTTCCACGCCTCGCGTGCAACAGCATCGCCGGCTTCGACCACATTGCCCTGGTCATCGATAATCGCTAGACGTGCAGGACGCCCGTCGGCTGTGCTGAATTGATAACCGCTGCTGACATTGGCACTGATACGGCCAAGCTCCAGCGTGCCTGTCTTGGGGATCCCGATCATGGTCTTACCCCTACTTCAATACTTACGGAGCACTTGTTCACGATCAACGCGATCGTACTGGCGTGGAGATCACGGCGACTTTGGGCTGTGTGTATCGCGCTCCAGTTTTCTTTTGCAATTGCGGCATCGAGTTCCGCGTTTGCACTCCGATACCCCTCAATACTTTGACTGAACAGTCGTTTCGCATTTGGCTCCAGGATGGAAATGGTCAATTGCCCATCGGCGTCTGGAGTGATTCTCGGATTGTTGCAAAGGGCAAGCTCCTCAAGAAGGCGCGCAATTCGTTCGGCAACGTGATCAGTTTTCGGGATGGTCAAACTGTTTACAGTGCTACCCAGTCTGACCTGAACAGATACATCTTCAAAGCCCTGCTCAATGGCAACAATGGCCGTCGCGCAGCAGCGTCCGTCTTCTGCAAAAAAATGGTGCGAAAAGGTGCCGTTCTGAGTGACCTGGTCTGATAACTGAGAGCGCGCATCCGGCGAAAGGCAAAGGGCGTACATCATGTAAACCTCCAAAGCGATCAGGGCACCGCAGCGCAATACCCTGAACTGATGGAGCTAAATTAGCCTCAGGCTAATTTTATGTCAAACACCTGCGGCATATTTTTTGATTTTTCGTTAGCCGCTGGATAATTAGAAGGGATGATGATTGGTCCAGCTCAATTGCGCAATCCCGTCGCCTAGGTGCTTCAAGCGCACGCTTTCCTCGTTGTTCAATTGCTCTAGAAGTCGATCCCAGTCATCGGAGCGCTCGCCGGATAATCGCCGTATTAACGTTCGCCGCAGGACTTGGGCGGAGGCACTGTTGACCTGTCGGTAAATACGGCATGCAAGTTGGTCGAATGGGGTGGACGGCTGCATTGGAAAAACGCGGTTTTGCTGAAGCACAAAAGCATCCTGCTACTACTGTATATTCAGACAGTATATAGGAAATGTAGCTTTGCTAATATTCGGCCTAATCCCAGTCCTCACTCGCCACCCAATCGCCTGTTTTCCGATGGATCCGAAGCAGACGGTGCTGTCCCGTACGCGAGAAAAGCTGCACATCAATGAACTGACCTTCGCGGCCGGTTGCGTCCACACCCCGCATGAAAATGACAATTCGACTAAAGGTGTCCATGACCAACTGCCTGACGCTTTCTCTTGCCCCGTAATCTCCCGCTTCCACTTGGGCAGACAGATCTGCCCATCGCTCTGCCTGGGCTGGTTGAGCAGCCCCTGCGGATATTGAGCTCACCTCATACTCCAGTGTTGAAACGCTCTGTTCAGCATCTCTAAGTTGTGATTCCAACTCCCTTGCCTTACGGACAAACGCCAGAGGGGCGGCGCCACTTTCGTCTGCTAAAAGCGCATCAGTTACCTTGCCTAACTGACCTGTGATCTTCGCAACAGCCGCCCTTGCATCCACAAGCTGACGATGGACAGCCTTGCCATCATCGCTTGGTTGCATCAGTCGCTGGAGGTTGAGCTGATCGGTGCAGAACTTGAGTAACGCTTGCTCGATCGGGACAACGCTGCAGCTTCCACCGGCGGAGCACCCGCCGTTTTTACTGTAAGAAGTGCAGTGCAACCTGCGATTGCCGTCTGCAATACTTCCATCCACACGCCTACGCTTCATTATGTTTTGCGCAACTAGCGCTGTACCGCAGTAGCCGCAGTAGGCCAATCCGACCCCGGTGATGATGCCAGGTATCTCCCCCGCTCCTCGACGACGCAGCCGTTGGCCAGCAAGGTGCTGCAGATCATTCCATTCTGCATCGGACAATACACGCGGGTAGTACTCCTCCAGCTCGTAATCCTCGCCCTCCAGACTCAACCGTTTGACACCCCGCAGCGCGGGCAACTTGATCGTCCGGTAAATCTGTAATCCGGAGATTCCTCCCTCAGTCAGTTGAAATCCCTCTTCATGCATGATGTTTGCAGCACGGCCGGCACCGAGTCCCAAACGATAAAGCTCAAGCGCCCGCTTTACTGCTGCGACACGCTCTGGGATCAACTCCCATCCCTCATTGGTCAATCGCACCCACTGTGGGTCTTTACCGTTGCGGATCACCCCACGAAACGAACCGGATATCCAACCTTCACATTGACGACGGATTGCGGCTTTGACTCGCTTGCTCTTCGTGTCGGACTCTTCGTGCGCCCTTATCATCACCAGGAGCGAATAAACCAGGTCCATAGGCTGAGCTTTTAAACCCGCCCTGTTGTACTCGCGGCCGTCGCTTGCGGTAACGACTGTGATACCAGCATTGATAATCTGGGCCAATTGCGCCTGGGCTTGTATAGGCTCAGCTCGACTCAAGCGGTCCAGGCCTTCCACCACCAGAACTGATCCACTGGTGATCCGACCGTCCTCGATGGCTCGAAGGAAAACTCCCAATGCTCCCTGCTTCACGTGACGTTGGTGGTAGGCGGATAGTCCTTCATCTTTCAATGTCAGAGTGGCATCCAGCTCCATGCCGTGCTTCGCAGCCCAGGCAACTGCATAAGCCAACTGACGATCGGCGCTACTACCTGTGGCTTGTCTCGGGTCCGAAAACCGAAGATAACTAAATACTCTTCCGCATTTCTTCATCATTCGCTTGTTGCTTCGACTTTTGCTTTTGTTTCGGTTCTTCCTTTTTGTTTTGATTCAAAAACCGCCTTAACTTTTTCCATAGAAGCGTGCGCCGCACCCATAGATTCAATCATGTAATTGAAATCGTTATCCACGCCATTCTTGTAAGTCGGCCACTTCACATCTTCCTTCAAAGCCTCAATAATTTTATCTCGCGCCTCGTTACCTTCTACGCCCTCAAACTCTTTCAAGGCATAATAGCTGAGCAAGTATCGATCATATACCGACCTAACCCTCAGACAGGATAAAGAGACCTCAACATAATAGCGATACTGCTTGAAGAACCAGGCCGCCAGAAACTCAATAACAATAAATGTCATTGAGCAAGCCGCCATACCGATATACATAACATGTGGATCCGGCTTCGTAAGGTTTGCAAAAACTTGCCAGATAGCAATAACTACCACGTAGAAAATCAGCCCCCCTGCCATAAAGGCAACACCCTTATCTAGCAGCTTAGTCGCGGTAATCTCGGAGCTAGAAGCATATGCAGAAAGTGATTTCAATATATTAGAAATGAAAGCTTCAAAGTGCCCCTTCTCCGAGACAGCCCCATAACTAAATGCCTCGACCTTCGCTTCTTCCTTTACTCCCTTACCAGATGAATCCTCAACGCTAGAAAACTCCATACCCGTTGCTGCACTAAATGCCCATCCGGCAACGTTAGCCACCGAAGAAGAAAACCGGGTTCGCCCTTCAAGGGAGGTCATTTTTTCAAACGTAGAGCTACCTAATCTTGCAAGCAAAGTCACCAATGTAAGAAAACCGACCGAGCCGCCAAAAAGTATCGCATACAAAGCGGGCTTATTAGCGAATGCAACTTCAATGAGTTCAGGGCGGTTGTAAGCCAATAAGCCATATAAAAAAGCCAACCCGGCAATTAAAGATACAACTGCCCCCATCAATGATGAAAAAGTCTTTAAATCATTCGACTTTTTCTGAACACTAAAAATTTGTCCAGACTGCGGGTCTCGCAACGCTTCCATCTTAATCTTCGCCATCCTTCCTCCCTATCTCCTAATAAGAATACTAATCAGTCGCGATAATTGTTTTTGCGCATTTTTTAACCAGCGTTTAAAATCGCGCGCCTCGAAATTTGACCAGGGCAAACCCTGTAGGCATTGAGTATATGAGTAATAATCCACGTGTAGGGTTTGTATCGCTAGGGTGCCCGAAAGCACTGGTCGACTCCGAGCGCATCCTGACCCAGCTGCGCATGGAAGGCTATGACGTGGTGTCCACCTATCAGGACGCCGACGTGGTG